TGGAATTATCGAAAACACAATCTTTAAATATCACACCATCATCACCCATACGGTTTTTAAGGATAGATATTGTGGCAACTTTTTGATCCTTTTGTTCCAATGTTTTACCAATACTCATAATAAAGTGAGCAATTTGTGCTTTCTTTAGGTTACCACCCATATTTTCGGTTTTAACCACCTCAACACTCGTTGAACTTCTATTACCCTGAGTTGCTGTCCAACCAACCACATTCATCTCATCAACAAGCGTTTCAAACGCTCTCATGATTTTACCTTCATTCGACCACTCTTCACTATTACCATATTCTTTTTCCATCGAAATACAGTCTATATAGTCTAGCACCAACACATCAACTTTTTGACCCTTTGAGTTTATTTTCTTGATAATGTTTTTTATCTTGTGAATTGTGACACCATCTGCTGGTAATTTCTGTAGGAATAAGTCGTTCTTATGTTCATCCTTTATTCCTTGGACCCTTCTAAGTACTACATCTCTATTTTCAGCTAATTCACTTAACGGTATACTTGTTAATGCGGAGAAGTGTTTTCTCTGTATCGCCTCTTCTTTATCTTCGAAGAAAATTTGTAAAACTGTCTTACCTTTAAGAAACGCAGCACTAGCCACTTTGGTTAAGAATGTTGTTTTACCCACACCTAGGGGTGCGATGACAAGACCGACCTCACCTCTGGCTAAACCACCTTTAGTGACTTTATCGATACCCTTAATATCTGTTGGGATTGGGTCTCGATAATCTTCGGACAAAACATTGTCCATGTTATCAAATAGTGTGATTGGGTCTTGTTCCTCTTTAAATGTGATGGCATCTTTTATCTTTTTTTCGATTTCATCGTAGTCAGCGATAATACCCCTATCTAATTTTGTTTTGATCTCATTTACAGCACCACGGATTGACTGTAATTTACAAAACTTTTGTGCATTTCTTTGTATATTTAGATTACCAATCTTACAATCCTCGATTAATTTGATCGTGTCGTGTAATTGGGCTCTTAACGCTACCTCTTGAGCGCCAATATCATTATTAATCTCAGTTATTAAAGACGGAAAATTATTAATCACAACCTCATGGTCTTTGTAATAATGCTTTATTACTTTCATTATCTTAACAAAGGCCTCGGACCCAAAAAATTTAGGCTCAATAATGTCTATAATTGATTGAGCGAATTTGTTATCTGTAATTATCTCATTTAATAATTGTAACTGAAAATCTTTACCTAAGTCTTCAAAACTATTTATATTACCCATTTATTTTAAAAATTTATTATTGAACAACCAAACTATAATCTAAATATTTAGTTTCCAACTCTTTAGTTGGTGTACACAAACATTTTTGAACTCTAGTAATCAAATCATAGATGTGTTGACGGATATCAACGGTGTATCTAACCTTAACTGGGTAGATTGTCGCATCCCACTCTCTATAAGCAATAACTTTACCATCGTGCTTAATAACAATTTTCATCACATCTTGTGAATCATTTTGTTCGTAATCCGATGTCTCCAAGAAATTTCTCTTGTGGTCTGTAATAAAATCGAGGGTTCTATCTTTTAGGACACTTTGAATCAAACGCATATTATCATCTACTGCGTATTTAAAGTTTAATGAGTTAACCGCTTTATAGTTGAACCCAATGATGTTAAAAAATCTTTGAACGATGATGTTATCATTCAAGTAGAGCGTGAACTCAAATTTTCTCTGTTCTCTTTTTTCTTCCATGTTATTTTGTTTTTGTGTATGCATTTGTTTCTTTTTTTATAATAGTAATAAACGATGACCAAAAAACAAAGAACCCGTCATCATTTTTTGGTAAAAAATTTAATAGCTCATCTTCTTTCATCATCTCCATTACTTTTGAAATACCTCCACGACCTTCGGGTGATAATGTTTCATTAACCATGTCATATACAGTTTCTTCTAATTGTTCGGTTATATATGGTTGTTTAAGGTTTATAATTTTATTCATAACAGAAAAATAATCATTACCGTATGTACCCCATTTTGTTTCACCGTTAATGATTGTGTTTAGCACCTTATCATCTGGTTTTTCAATTAAAAGTTCTTTTGTTCTGTTTAACACCCATTCATGATCTACTGGTTGTTTCTTAATTTCTGGAAAGTATTTAAGCACTTTTTGTTCACCAATATTTTGTAAACCTGATATGTTATCACTACTATCGCCAGCAATCATTTTTATGATACCAACATTTTTATAGTGATAATCAAAATATGTTTCAAAATTATTTAATGAAACCATTACTTTAGCCTTATTAATTGTTAGACAAACTTTAGTGTCTTCATCTAATAACTGCAAAAGATCTCGGTCATTGGTGTAGATTATCTTATTTTCATTTGGTGAATTAACAACATAATAAGCAATCCCGTCATCGGCCTCACATCCTGGTATTTCAACTTGTCTTATAAAAAGTTCTTCAAGATACTGTTTTATTCTGATTCTTTGTCGGTCTAAATCAAAGACCTCTTCAGCCGTAAACTTATTATTTCTATTTGCTTTATAATAAGGGTAATAACCTTGTCTGAATTGTTTTGAATTTTCGCCTTCCCAAAAAACAACAACTTTGGTTATCGCATAATCCTGATAGAATCTTTTAATCGTGTTGATGAAGTGGAAAATGGTACCAACGCTACCTTCTTTTCCTTGAAGCTGTTTGGTACCATGAAATCCCTGTTTTAATAAATACTCCCCATCTATTAGTAGAGTATTTTGTATAGTCCTTGGCTTATGCCTAACTGGTTTGTTAATCTTCATCTGAGTAAGAGACTTTCTGATTTACTTCATATTCCTCCAACTCAAAGTTAGCGTCTTCCAATTTAGTTGCCCAATATTCAAACGTTTGTTTTTTATAAGCATCCAAAGCGGCTTTATTGTCACGTTTATCATCCGTGATAAATCCGTGTGGTGTAACAATTAGTTTTGAATCAGCGTAACCCAAACCATTGATGTGGTTTTTATCTACTGTTACTTTTGTTCTAGTAGCAAAATTAATTTTTCTACCTTTAGAAGTCGCATCAATCTTATTGATACCACCATCAGCCTCATTACCAAATCTGAACACTAATGTTGCGGCTTGATAAATTGCCTCACCACCTTTTGGTTTCATCTTAGGTTGACCCATTGGTGAATCTGGTAATCTAACCCATGGTAAGTTACAAACAACCAAACCATTTAAATACGGTGATGTTTCTTTGCGACTGTTGTTAATTCTTTGGTTAATACCCATGTTAATCTTTTCAGCTAAAACACCAGCAGTGTGTTGTTTACCGCCTTTACCTTCCCAGGTCATTTTACATGGTACTGATCCAACTGAATCCCAGAAGAAACAAACATCATAAGGTAAATCACCTTTATTTTGCATATCTAAAACTTCATTAATGTAATCAGTTACTTGTTCAATGTAGTTAAAGTCATCACGGTATAGGAAAAAACCATCCCATTCACCAGTTTCTTGGTTTTTTTCGCATTCTAACCCCATCAATTGACAATGTTCAAAACTCCATTTCTTTTCAGTAACCAAATAAACAGGTAGGATTCCTTTTCTCTGAGCATCAACAGATGCTGCGATCAAAGCACTAGTCTTACCAGTGTTTGTGTGACCCAAAAGCATGTTAATGTGACCCATACAAGGTCCAGGTACACCCGAAGCTTCTAAGAAAGCTTCACCACAATTCAAAAACATGTCTGCTTTGTACTTAGTTGTGGTACTCATTTTTTTCTTTAAATCCTCAAAAGAGAACTCTTTTTTCTTAATAGCCATATATTTTTATATTAATTTGTTGTGTAAAAAAAAAGCTTGGACACACTAGGACGAAATATCCTAGTTAATGTCCAAGCATATTAGTTTAATTTAGAACGGCAAATCGTCAATTTTTAATTTACCACCTGGTGCTTCAGTTACTGTTTCTTCTTCTTTTTCTTCAGAAGATTGTGCTGTCATAGATGACATATCTTCCGCATCGTCTTCAGACATAGCGGCTGATGTAGGTGCATCATAAGAGCTCTTAGGTGTTGGTGTACCCGTATAGGTTGCAACACCATCTTCGATCTTAGCGATAAAACATTTTTGTTCAGCATCCCACATTGGTTCATTACCTTCAGATACAATTCTCAAATACTCCAATGGTTTTTTCTTGAATACATCAGTCCAGGCCATTGGTTCGCTCAACCATTCAACCATTTGGTTTTCATCATCGCTCAATTTTGATTCTCTATCAGGGATGATAGATGCGACTTTTGTGTAACCAACTTTAGAGTCTTTTGATTTATCACGAATCATTGAAATTGTGAGGTCAAATCCTTCGTAAGGATTCCAGAACGCACCATATTTTTTAACTAGCGGTGCAATTTTGTCCATGATTCCAGAACCATCTTGTACAGCTGGGAATCTCCAGAATTTAACACCTTCGTGTTCTTTACCACGTTCGATAACACGAACAATAAAGAATTGTCTAGATTTATAATTTACGGCTAATCTCTTATCCTCTTTGTCACCCGTGTTCATTAAGAACTTGTACATGTCGTTAAGTGGTGACGGCTCGTTGTCTTGAGCTGGATCGTAGAGTTTGGTATATCTCTTACCAATTTTAAGATTGTGGAAGAAACCAACTTTGTACCATTTGGTTGGATCATCCTGATTTGGTAGAATCCTAACGGATTTCTCACCACTTGCTGCACCCTCATCAAGTGCAATTGTAAAATACTTTGTTAAGTCAACAGAACTAGATTGGGTAGTCTGTGTTGATTTTGACTTTGCTTTCTCGTAATCGGCCAGTGTGTCATTTGCGGCCTTGCTCCAATCAACTTTTTTGTAATCAATCATAATAAATTATTTTTTAGTTGATACAAAGATAGGAACAAAATCGGAAAAGTCAATACCCCGACCTAAAATATTTTTTTAAAACAGGGTTTTGAATTTCTTAATTCCGAACACTAAAAGCCCAACATATGTGGGTGCAGGCTCACTTTCACTCTTGTTTATCGATGTAACTTCTAGCGATTCAATAGGGCATTCAATCATACCCATCATTGATAATGGTACGTCTTCAACACCATTTAATGTTACAATGACCGTATCGTTTGTGTTACCTAAACCGATAAAACCATAATATTCAATTGTATATTCTGGTGTCTCAACAAAACCTATTGCTGGGTCACCGACTGTTAATTTCTGTGTTATTAAAATTTGTTGTCTTGAGTTCATAATTTTTTTAATTAAAAGCTATTTCTAATATCCATTTCGTTATAATTTGCCATTAAGCTATCCATCATAGATAATTTATCTGGTCTAGTTTCTAGGTCAGTTTGTGTTTTAACGCTAGATCCAGACAAATATTCATCCTGTGTTACATTGAATGGGTAAGAATCTTTAGCCAAAGCTTTTCTTCTTTCTTCTTCTGTTGGTGGTCTCATTAATTCAACTTGTTTTGCCATGGCATCCATTTTTTGAACTAAGGCTTCCATTTTTTCTAAATTTTGTTCAACACGACCAACTTTATTAATTATATCTTCAATTTTTTGGTTTGAGTTAGCTATTTTTTGTATAATATCTTCCGATTTAGCAGCCATTTCCTTTGTTGAATTGACCAAGTCAGTAACATCAACCTCAATGTCTCCATCTTCAGCTTGTGTATCCAAACCATCAATAGCTGTTTCATCACCAGGTAAATCTTCAGGAACAGTTTCTTCAGGTGCCGTTGTATCAACGTTAGCGTCAACTGGTGCATCCATATTAGGGTCCTCAACTGGTTCCTCAATTGCTGGTTCGTCAGCGATTGGTTCTTCCTCAGCTTCATAAAACTTATAATGCATACCCTCATTTACCTTTTCTTGGTATTTCATTATGCTGTTAAATCTTTTGATTTCTTCAGATAACAATGTGTCTAATTTCTTACTCATCTTAAAAATGTTTTATTACTGTGGCTTATTGGTGTCTCTTCTCTCAACAACTCTCTACCATCTTCCATTACTAATTTTTTCTCAATTAGAGTTTTTTCTATTAAACCATCTTTTGTTTTAATATAACAAATTCCAGTGTTAAGGTCACAAACTTCTTCACCTATTTGAGCTTGTTCAATTTTTTTACCTAAAAATTGATCTAATTTATTGCTAAAAGTATTCATACTTGTTTATTTATTAATAAATATCT